TGGCCCGACCGCATTCAGCGCGTCGTCGTAAGCCTGTCCGATGCGCTGCCCAACAAAGCGCACTGCGTCTCTGCCTGCAACGCCATCCGGCAATTGCTCGCCAAACGGAGCAAGCGCCCGATTAAATGCAGCGCGGTTAAATTGCTCATTCGCCCTGCCCTGACCGCTAGCGATAGCAGAGCCAAGCAACGGCACGCTGGTCAGCTTTTCTTCTGCCGTCTTGAAGCCGCCGCCCATGATCTGGCCAATGGTTGGCGTGACGCCTTCGCGCTGCAGTAACGCCACCTGCGGGTTGACGGTGGGAGATATAGCGCGGCCCAACATGTTGCCAACCGGGCCAGCAACAGCGCCGCCTAGCGCGCCGGCTTTCAGTTGCCCTAGCTTTTGCTCGCCAAAGTTGCCGCCCATGACTGGCTGCAGCGCACCGGACAGCGCGCCGCCGCCCGCGCCAAACGTGGCCGCCGCACCAAGCGTGCCGCCAGCCGGAAGCGCCATTGTCAACGGCAACGCACTTGCGACGTTTCCAAACATGCGACCGAAATCAAAGTCGGTCTGGCCGCCGCGTACGTTGGTCTTGTATTGCGCGTCTTGCTGAGTGACGTACTTGTCGAACTCGGCGGCTTTGTTTGCAGCACCAGGCAAGCCGACAGCAGCACCGGTTTGGGTAAACAGCTGGCCCAGCGCGTTTATAGGGTCTGCAATGCCTTGGGCTACGCCTTGCACGCCACGCATGAAGGCACCGGGGCGCTCTTGCTCTTGGGCTTGCGCCATTGCCGACATAAGCTCGCCAGACAAATCCCTGCCGCCTTGTGATTGCGTGCCGGAAATTTCCGCAGACAGATCGCGGCCTTTTGATTGGGCTGGTTGTTTTTGCACGGCGTTCACATAGTTTGCGGTTTCGGCAGGCATTGGTTTGCCGTTCACTCCGTATCCCGTTTTGAGATACGCACGCATGTTGCCCGGCCCCCAGTTGTACGCACGCAATGCGTCTTCAACAGAACCAAACTCGGTGTACAGCGAAGTCAGGTACTTCCTTGCCGCTTCTCTAGATTGGCCTTCATTAAACGGGTCAATGCCGAATTGCTTGGCCGTTCCTGGCATGAACTGATAAGCGCCCATTGCACCGGCCTTTGACACGGCGCGAGGATTGCCGCCAGACTCGGCCATTCGCAGCCGATCTAGCAATTCGTCTGTGATTGCCATGTCTACTGAATCCGGTAAATTTGGCTAAGCGAATCGATAACTTGCTGGCGTGTAATGCTTGGGTTTGCTTTCCTCATGCTGGCGAACGTTGCGTCAACATCGGCCTGCGTTGCTACCGGCTTAGGCCCAAGTACTTTGCCCTCCACCCTTGGCGTCCCTAGCCCGGTTGGCTGCTGCGGCAGTGACTGCGGGGGTTGCGGCGCTGGTGATGGTTGTGCTTGCGGTGGCACAGCAGACGCTGGCCGTAGCGTCGGCGCTGGCGCGGGCGACGTAGGCGGCTGCTTATACCCTTCGCTGTAAAACGTCGTGATTCCTTGCTGCATTAGCTCGTACTCCCGCTTGAAGAGCTTGAGTTTTTCAACCGCAGCAGCAGGCTCATCGTTAGCAGACGGAACAAACGGCTTCAGGCGCGGAAACTCTGCAGCACTAACAGCAGCTCCTGATCTGTCATGGATTTTCATGCTGCCGATGTCTGCAATCATTGCCCGGATTGCAACGCCTTCCGGGTCGGTGCGCTGACGCACAGCATCGCCCATCAGGTTTTTTAGACCAAGCGCATTGGGGTACTTCTGAACCTCTGTAATTGCTTCGTCAATCTTGTTCAGCGCAACCTGATTCTCAATGTATCCATTTGCCACGGTGGCCGGCAGTTCTTTTAACGGCTTGAGTACACGATCGCCAGTAAGCGTCCTGGCGTCCTGAACTAAGCCAGTCGTATTGTCGATAACGCTAACCCCGCCGCCTTCCGTTGCAATGCCAGAGAAACTTGGCGATCGCGCTTTGAGCACGCGGTGCACAACTTGATCTGGTTGGCCTTCTGGGAAATATTCAATCGTCGTGCCAGTGTCTCTGCTGCTGTATTTGACTGGGCCGGTGGCCTTGCGGAGGACGGCCGGGTTGTTGCTCGCGGCAAACGCGGCAACCGAATCTGGTGTGTATTCGCCTGGATTGATCTTTGCCCACGGCGAATCGGCTTGCATGTCTTTGCGCAGCTTCATGGCCTGCAGCGGGCTGACTTGCATCAGATTGTTGAAAAACTTGCCCTGGTCAAACCCGCCCTGCGTCGGCAACGAAACTGATTGCTTGGGGCCGACAGTGTTTAATCCGCTGTTGGTTGCTTGCAGCAAAGCCGAATCAAACTCAGTATCGCCAGACATGTTTGCGAGCAGCATCTGCCCTTGTTGTGAGCCAGGCGCAACGCCGCCGCCAAGTGAACCAGGAGATGGCGGGACAAACGAATTGCGTGCAGCGGCTTTGATCTGCGCATCTAGATCGCGCGCGGTCTGCCTGTCTTCGTCTTCCTGCTGCATCTTGCGCATCTGATACGCCTGCAGCATCTGCTTGTAGCGGTTGGCTTCCGCAGCCTGCTGTGCAGCCGGGAACGCGCCAAACGCAGCGCCTAGCCCGCCACCCTGCGACATAGGCGTCAGCAATGCCTGCGACGCACCCAGCAGGCCCATGGTGATCGGGTCATTGAACCCACCGCGTGCATCGAGCAATCCCGGCATGTCAGCCTCTGTTTTCAGGAACGTAGTCGGGGATGGGTTGCCCACCATAACCCATAGCAGTTGGTGCGGCAGCCGGTGCAACACGGCTAGGCATGGCAGGCGGTTGGTAGCCCTGTCTGCGCGACAGCAGGCCGCCCATGTAGTTGTTCATCATCTGCGCGCTGCGCGTGTTGCCGCCGTACTGCGGGAACGGTGACTGCCCAAAGCCGCGAAACATGGCGCTGAATTGCGGCGCGTACATGCCGGGGTTTTGCATAGCAGGCCCGCCGAGCAAGCCGCCGAGATACTGCGAGCCTTGCGGCATGTAGCCGCTGGTGATGTTTGACCAATTCATGGTTGCCCCTTACCAGATCGTTCCGTTGCCGTTGGCGAATTGAAAAGCCGCGTCGTTATTGAACCCAGCCATTTCGGCAGATGAAGGCCCGCTTGCAAATGGATTGCCGCCGCCCAGCAGGCCAAAGCTGCGCGCCATACCAAGCCCGCCCGCCGCACCGCCCAGCGTGCCCAGCATCGGGTTGATGGACTGCGTGCCAGTAGCGGTGCGTCCCAAGTTGGGATTGAACATAGACGCAAACACGTCGAGCTGCTGACGCGGGTAGTTGTTGGCGTCCTGGAACTGCGCGTAGTCGGCGTTCAGGTAGTTTTGGCCGAGTGCCTGCTGCTGCTGGCCGATGCTGTTCAATGCGTTTGCATTGCCAAAATCGAACGCTTGTCGTGCGCCGGCAAAGGCAGGAGCGGCCTGCACTGCACCGAGCTGGCGGCCACGCTCTGCCTGATAGTTTTGCCCGTACAGGTTGTTTGCAAACTGACCCAGCGAGTCACCGAATGCGCGGTTCTGCTGGCCCTGCAGTTCCGACTGAGCGCTGCCACCAAACGCGCCACCAAAGCCCGCTGCGGCGTTGGTTTGCGCTGCTGTGCCCGTCTTGTACGCATCGGCCATGCGGCCTGCAGCGGCATCGTAGGTGCCTTGCAGGTATGGGTTGCTATCTGGCGACAGGTACGCGCCCGACATCGTTTTGGACAGTTCGCCTTGCGCCTGATCGAACAGCGGCTGGTTGTAGTTGGCCGCATTGCGTGCCATGTCCATGCCGGCGAGCGTGTCTTCGCTAAACGGAGCGACGCGGTTGTATCCGTACTCGTTGTACGGCAGGTTTGCAACGTCCTGCACCCTCTGGGCGTATTCTGGCGCATAGGGCTGCAGGAAGTCTGGCAACTCTTGCTTGCTGATTTGCGTGCCGCCGCCTCGTCTAGACGCCATGCCGCCTAGCAGACTGCCGCCTGCCGTAAGTGCTGCTGCCGCAATGATTGGCATGTTTACGCCCCTTCAATCAATTGGTTATCCACTGCGCCCGTGTCGGTGCAGTCGGTTGCATGAACGCAATACCAAACCGCGTCCTCTATGGCCTCTACGACGTGACTCGCTCCGGCCTTAATCACTATGCAAGCCGGTGCGCTGTACTCGCTCACAGCGTCATCCACGCCGACATACACACGCCCGCTAGCCAGCACCGACAGGTGATCGAACTCATGCTTGTGCTGCACAACGAATGAGCCGGCAGGCAGGCGCATTTCCTTGGCGTACACGCCACCGCCGAAGTGATGCATCTGCTGCGGAGAAAACGGCCTGTGCGCAGCTTGTTGCAGCGCAATCTCTGCGACGTTCATCAGTTCCCCGTCAGTGCGCGAGCAGCCACCCAAGTGCCAGGCGTGCCGCTCGCAACGCACACCCACTCCGTAATCACATACTTGCTGCCAGCCGTACCCAGTTCTGTTGGCGTGCTGTTGCGCACCACATCGCCCTGCATCCAGTCGCCCGTCGTCGGAAACGAGGTATTAGCGGCGTGGATGGAGGCAATGCGGCCTTCTGTTGCCCCATTCACTTGGCGGGCAAGGCTTGCCAGCAAGTGCTTTAGAAACGGCAGGAAGGTTGGCCCCGTCAGCGACGGCAGCACCGGGTCTTCGTTTAGCTTCACTCGGAACTGACTCCAGACAGATCGACATCCAGCGCGGTGATTTCAAACCCGCCTGTGACGGTCATATCCACCTGATGCCAACGCGCCTCAACCAGCACATCGAACCTCTTGTCGGCGTAGGTGGCGGATTGGTATGTGGACGGCACATCACCCAGCGCATCGCCCACCAGCAGGTTCATGCTGGCAGCGGTGGGGTTTGCAATGAATCGCGGGCGCACCCGGCGCATGAGCGACAGATTGCCGTCAGTGCCGAAATACGTTGTGCGGAATGTGCTGCTGTTGGCCGAGCCGTTCAGCGTTGCGATACGGTCGCCAGTGGTGACGATGGCCGCCGCTTCCATATCCGCGTCACGGAACAGGTCGTCGTAGCTCGGTGCGTCGATTGCCTCATACGTCACGCCAACCGGCGGCACGGTATCGAACGTACTGGACGGGGCCAGGTACTGCAGGCCAAACCTTGCTGCGTAGTTGCGCCCTCTGCCCCACTTGCCGGTGATGAAAGAGTAGATCAGGCAGTCATTCAGGCTGCCGGTCGACTCGCTATTGGCAAACAGGATGTAGACGACGCCTTCTGCGCGGTCTACAACGCAAGAGGTTTTCTCACGGTAGGTGGGGTTCAGTCGTTGGTAAAACCACCGACGTACTATCCCGTCCCCAATTTTAACAGGGCGCGAGCCGTCAAACACATACATGCCGCGCGGGCCGACAACAAAATGTGCGGGCGCACCATTCACCACAATCTGCGCCACCGCGTACTTGCCGACGCACCCGCCATCACCTGGCACTAGCTGCCAAGTCCACCACAGCGGCGGGCCGGAATTAGTTCCCAGATACACGCCCGAATTCTTGTACACCACCATCTGCTCGCCCAGCGGCTTGGCGGCACGAATGGGGCCGGGTGTGGCATACAAGCGTCCACGCACAGAGCCGCTTGCAATGGCAGGCGTCCAGTCCGTAGCGTTGGCCTGCGCACTGCTCCACCAGCCGTCGTCGTAGTCCCAACTTGCGCCGTCCGATGCGTTGAACGCCATGACAAACAGGCCAACCGTTTCGACAATCTCAGCACGCGGTGCGCCAGTGATGTCAGCAAACAGGCTGCCAGTGGATACCTGCATCACCGTGCCGTTGTTGGCCGCCAGCACTTGGTTGCCGAAGGTGGTGAAGTACCAGCTACTGGACGCGGGCGCGGAGTAGTTACCTGCTGAGCGGGTAACGTCCGTCCATGTCGATCCGCTGGCCGAGTACAGCTTGGTGGCCGTGCCCATGTATAGCGTCTTGCTGCTATCCACGCGCTCCACAGTGGCCGCGCCATAGACTTCCGATGCAGCGGTAGCGATGCCCGTATCCAGCGCCTCTGGAGCGGATTTGATAGAGCGCTCGATGGGCATGACGCCGGTAGCGTCTACCAATGCGCCAGCCACACCCGGGTCAGCGTCCGGTGCGAATTGAGTTAGCGGAACCAGCATGTCAACCGAACCGGATGTCGTAGGCCGGCAGGTGCACCGGCAGTTCGCGCTGCTTGTACCAGGTGGCCGAATTCTCGACGTTGCGCAGCTCGTTGCGGTTCAGTTCCGCGATGCGCGCAATGGTCATCTGTTCGTACTGCACCAGGCGCGTGTCATCCAGCACGAACTTGCGCGCCTCTGCGAGCGATGCCATGAGATACACATCTGGGTAGTCCTGCAGCACCCAATTGGTGTCGCTGTCCGCTACCAAGTTGGGCAGACGCACCGAGTAAATAAAGGTGGGCGATGAACTGTCAGCTGGGTAGACCTTGATCTGGTTGTTGACGATGGAATACACCGGGTAGGTGGGCCGGATGCCGCCCTGATCCATCGCCCGCATGTCTGCAGCGGTGATGGCCTTGTATTCGACTGTGCCTAGCGTCATTGAGATTGCCGCGCGGAAATCATTCGGCAGCGAAGCAATGCCATTGACCACGCTCAGCGTCGTGGACGCTTCCATGCGTGGCGACGTGATGTTGCGGGCAAGTCGGTTAGTAGCAAACTCGATGAACGTCGGAATCCTGTCTGTCAGATCGTTGCGATGCAGCCATGCGGCTACCTGCGTCTTGAGTTCCGCGTAGGTATCGAGCGCCATAGTTCCCTCTGGTGATGGTGGGGCCAGCCTTGTGAGCCGGCCCCTTACTGCTTAACGCCTAGGGCGATCAGCCGTCAGCGTGGATGCGCGCAGCCAGTTGAGCGCGGATCGTCTTGTAGCCGTACAGAACGTCAATCCTGCAAGGCATGGTGTCCGTGCTAATTGCGTACTGGCGCACGGTACGAAGCGAGATGCCGTCATAGACTTCACGCGCAGCAAAGTCCACGCCTTTGGGCATCACCAGGTCAGCGGTTGCAAAGGCAAAAGCATCGCGGTGGAAGACCATCGACGGGGTGAGCTGCTCCGAAGCGCCAGCGCCAACCTTCACAATGGCCGAGCTGTTCGCCATACCGGCAGCAACGACGTTCTGACGACCGCCCGACGTGTAGATGGCCGGAGCGAACGCCAGCGAACCAGCGCCGCCAGCGTAATCAGCAGTCACCACAAACTGCTGCAACACGCCCGTCGAAACCTTGGTCTCAGGGTGAACGCGGAAGCAACCCGCAACGGTGAACACGTCGCCAGCCTTAAACGTAGTGCTGCCAGTCTGCACGGTGACAGCGGTCGAGCCGTTGGTGGTCACTGCACCGTTGACGGTGTAGGTGGTCGTCTTGGCAGCGGTGCCGGTGGTGTGGTTGGTCAGCAGCGTGTTTTCGTAGAAGTCGAAACCACCGGTGCGGCCCATCATGCCCTCGCGGTACTGTTGCTTGATCGCGTTGGAGTCCTGGAACAGACCTTTCAGCGAATCCACCAGCTTGGCAGTGTGGTCGGTAGATAGCAGCGCATAACGGTTGCTGTCCATCGGAGCCAGGTTGTCGTTGAGCAGCTTACGGCCCTGCATCAGATTCAAGAACGAGATGGCACCCGCATCGTTGTCAACGATGTTGTACACGTCCTTGTACATGCTTAGCGCATCGGCTTCGATGTTCGCAGCCAGCACAGCCATCGCAGGCTCAAGAATGCGAGCAGAGAAGTCGTCCAGGCTCAGGGTCAGCTCGGCGCTGCTAAAAGTGATGTCCACGCCCTTTTGCGTAGCGATCTGCAGCGTGGTGCTGGTCTCGGTGGTGTCTTGCGTGGACAGGTTGGCACCGGTGCGAACGGTGTACTCGTTGGGCAGACGGATTTTCAGCGAGTCGCCGATCTTTGCGCCGCTGTTGGCGAAAGAGTCGTCGTAGGTGCGATTGATGTTGCCAACGAAATTAAGGCGCTGGTGGAGGATCTGCAGAGCCTTGCGGGTCACTGCGGTGGGGGTAAGGATGGTATTAGGCATGATTGCGTCCTGGAAATGAAAAAAGCCGCTTTCGCGGCTTTGGGTTTGTGTGTGACTAAGTTGTGGTGAGTGCTATCGGCGTGCAGATGCCGTGCGCCGCTGTTCGTGGCGCATCCAGTCTTCGATGCTCATCTTGTCGGGATCAACCGTGGCTTTTGCGTTGCCGCCGCTGATGGTGCGAACAGGTTTTGCAGCGACTGCCGGTGCAGCAGCGCCCGCCTTTTTGGTCATCTCTGCGAGCACCTTTTGCGCATGAAGTGCCTTTACGATCCACGGTTCGCGGATGCCGTTTAGCTGCTCTTCTTTTGCGCCCAGTGACTTCGCTACTTCGCGCAGGGATTGCGCGTAGTCGGGTGACCACCCTTTAATCTCGCGGCTCAATGCCTCGTTTGCCTCTTGCAGTTGCTTGGCAGTTTCCTGCTGCTCTTGCATCGCGCGTTGGCCTTCGTGCTGCTGGATTTGTGCGACAAATTGTTGGCGTGAGTCTTTGAGTTGCTGGTACTTCATAAACTCGCGCTGGGCCAGTTCGCCGTTGCTCTGGCTTAGGCTGTCCCAATCAACGCCTGCGTATTGCTGCAGACGCTCATCCAGCGCAGTGAGTCGCGCCACCGCTTGGATGTTTGCCCTTTCAGCCTCGATGCGTGCCTGCTGCTGCGCGAATGTCTGCTCGGCTTGTTGGCGTGTTTGCGCCAGTTCCTGCGTCTTTCGCGTGTAATCGGCTTGCCGAAGGATTGCGTCCTTCAACTCAGGCGGGAGTGCGTATTTCTTCCCTTCGTACTCGACTTCCTCAAAAACCTCTGGGTCAACGCCTTGCGTATCGCCATCGGTGTCGTCGGACTGGTCTGCAGTGGGGTCGCTTCCGATCTCGGGCTGCGCTTGGTCGAGCGCGGGCTGCGAGAGTTCCGCCGCTTCCGGCAGATTGTTCTCTGTGTCGTTCATGTGTTTCCGAAGTGAACGCGCAATAAAAAAGCCGCCCGAAGGCGGCTTGTGCTAACCGATTGCGCTGCGGTTAGATACTGGCGAGCAGGACGGCGATGTCGTCTTCGTCGTCGCGCTCTATCTGTTCGCGCATGAGGCGCGCGATGAGTGCGGTTTGCAGTGCGTCTGCGTAAACCTTGCGGATATCTTCGCTAATCCGTCGGGCCTCTTTGGCAAGCCCAGCGTAATCCGGCCCCTTGATAGGCTGCACCACCACGGCCTGCGCAGCCACAGCGGCAGGTGCTTCTACGTCTTGCGTGGCAGCGTCTTGTGCGTCTTCTTGTGCGGCGTCGTAGGCTCTACGCACGCTCATCGGATCGAGCGGATCGACTTCCATCCACCTGCTACCCACCCGCACGCGGTAGCGCGTCCTGGGCGCATAGCCAGGCGTTGCACTAGGTGCTACGGTGAGCGGCGGCAAGATTTCGCAACGCTGGCCCGCAGCGACTGCGTTGCCTACTCCACAGCCAATTAGCTGGCCACCAGTAACGACAGAGGACTGACCGGCGGCCGCTGCACTCCCAAGCAAAGTAAAGATGCTTGTGTTCACGGATACCGCTGCGCCTGTCGGCCCTCCCGCAACCGCATTCCCGACGCCCAGTCCAATTGACTGACTTAATGCAAACGTGTTGCCCGCAGCGGTTGAGCCACCCACCCCGGCGGCAATGTTCTCGTTTAATGCAAACGAGTTGCCAGCTGCAATGGCAGAGCCAACAATTGTGTCAACGGTTTGCGAAGCAAGGCCAAGAAATATTCTGGGCTTTTGTTGTGGCGCAAATATTTGCCAAGGATTGTCTAGAAGCTCTAGCCCTGCGTCTGTATTTTGTCTTGTGCCAAAAATAAGAAGACTAAAAAATCCACTAAACCTTGTTCCTACGCGGTTAGCCAATTTCAGGTTTTGGCTTGGCGTAATTGTTCCGCTTAAATCAGCAGTTATATATCTATTCGCTCTGCGGTCGATGTACAGCAGAACAGGGCTAGATGACTTCCAAGTGCCAAAATAAGTATGAGAAGACGGGTCATTAAATAAAGCTGCGCTTGCTGCGTCAGCAGAGCCGCCAGCGTTAACTTGTGTGCGAAGAGTTACTCCCCCACCGGAAGCTCCTGTTGTAAGCAAATCGAAGCCTGCTGTTGAGCTTGATGATCGAGCAGCAATAGGGAAGGTGTTTGTCTGAGTTCCTTGTGAAAACACAGAAATGATCGAAAATTCGGTAAGGCTTGGTAACGCGCCAAGGTCAATGTCCGGGCTATTTGCCGCGGTTGTCGTAACTCCAACGCTTGAGCCGCCCAAATAAGCATTGGCTCTTACTGACTGGCCGTCGAAGTTATTAACTGAGTTTCGCGCAATACCATTGCGCACACTGAACCGCATTGTCGGGTTCGTGCCGCTCCATACAGTGTCCAAGCCAATGGCTTGAGCAAGCGGATTGCCTAAATCTACTTGCAGCAAACCTTGCGGTTGTTGCCGCCACCGTTTTGCAAGAAAAACACTCACGGTATTATTACCAGTGCGGTTGCCATTTTAATTAATTACGCCACGTCGTATTTAATACCGACAAACTCAAAACTGTTGGTATTAACGGCGTTATTTCTAAGATTGACCGCAGTATTGTGGGCAACGTATAACCCCCAAAACTTAGGCATCACACCGCCAAACAACGCCGCAACCGAAAACGGCAAAACGATGTATTGCACATCGCTGGTATTTGCAGGCACAGCAACAGACGCGCCAAACCGCAAGGCGTTCAATATTCCAGTATTGGTCAGCGTTTCCGCGCTGTCAGTACCGTCTAAAACGTCTAAGGCCGTCGTTGCCAGCGAAGTATCAGCACCCCACACATAAACGTTTATTGTCGTGTTTGCAGTTGGTGTCGTGCCGACACTGACAAAACCACTGACAAGACAATCGTTGAATTTGTTGGATGTGTTATCAATTTGACTTGACTCGCGCCCAGCAACAAACGTAGAGTTTGAGCCAAGATTTGCCAAGTCCATCGTAATGGCAGTGTTGCTGCTGTAATTAGTGGTTGTGGTAGCCATTACAACTCCAATAATTTAAGTGTTTACGCAGACGCCGCGGGCTTTTTCGGCAACGCTTATTGTCATGCAGATACCGCATTGTCAATTAAGAATGCGTGAACAAGAACCGCCCCGAAACCGCCGCCGCCAATATTACCGTCTGAAATCCCAACTGTGACATACATCATTTTTTGTTCAGAATTATACGCAACGCTTTTGATATATGTATTGCTGTAAGTTGTTTCGCCCGGAATATTTAATTGAAATGCTGCGTATGGCTTTACGTTGTACATTCTGTTGGTTGCCGGATTTGATGCTACAGCAGCCAAATCATCTAAATCATAAGCGATCACTCTTACGCTGTACGGATAAGCGTGAGTTCCTTGGGCCGTATCATCTGGATCATATATTTTCTCTCCAAACGTTCCCGTTCCACCGTTCTCGCCGTAAGAATTTATTCCATCTCCGGATCTGCCTACAAATAACAGCGATCTAGTTCCGTTTGGTATTACCATCCCAGTGAAATTGCCTTTTGTCCCCCACAAAAACGGAAACTTTGGACGAGGCGTTATCCACCAAGGGTCAATCATCGGCGTACCGCTGCCATCATTTGGCGGATAACCAACTAACTGCTTTCCCGAAACATAAGGAACAGTTTTATATGTACTTGAAGACGTTGGGTTGGCAATGGGCCAATTCTGACCAATTGTTGCCGTTCTTGACGGCCCGTCATACGATGTAATTTTAATTCCAACAGATGACGAGGACGGAACAACTATAAATTGCCCTTCGTAGTATCCGGTCGTGCTGTTGGCAGATGTTGCCAGTTGAATTGTGTTTGACGATCCGCCTTGAGCTGTGCCGGTGTTTTTCGTCGCCAATGCCGTTGAAATGGTTGACATATCCACGGAGATTGCACACGGGCCGGTAGACAATGATTCGTTAATACTGCCCCAAGATTTTCCAAACAGCATATTGCCGCCTAGTGCCGTTTGATAATTTACGCCACCAACCAGTGTGCTTGGTATGTTGCACGCGCCGCCCGCAGTCCACCTTGTTTCTGTTTGGTACAGCGGGTCATAGATAACAAATGGCCCTTCAACGCTTCCGGTTGTACTAAGATTAAAGGGTCTTTTATAAAATACGCTATAAGATGAAACTGTTGGGTATGAGTCCCCGTAGGTAAAATATAGACTAGACGAATAAACAGACATTCCGTTTATGTTTCTAACCCCTGACCCAGATACGCCGGACGTAGAAAAGCCTCCTTCAGACGGGTCTGTAGCAGATTGAAGTATAGTTGCCGTAGGAACGCTTGTTAATTCGGCGTTTGATACAAAATTTGTAATTTTGTATAACGTCGGGTAATTTACTTCTCCGGCGTTTGTTCCGCCCGCGATGTTGAAGGTATTTACCGAGCCAGTTCCGCTTGGGTTAAACCACAGCGCATTTCCTCCGTAAGCAAATCCAGTCGTGCCTCGCGGAAGCAAAAAAGTGCCTTGATATACGACGTTTTCTTTTTTTACTAACAGAGAGCTAGACGGCGATCCGGTAGGGACAAGACTAGACGACGATGTTGCTGTTACTGCTGGCGGTGTTGTTGGTGTCGTTGCATTTAGAAAGCCAGCGGTTTCTACTACCCCGATTGTATTTCCGTCATCAGACGGCAGCGGAGTATAAATAGGAGCGGTTGCCCCACTTATAGGGCTGCCGTTTTTTGTCCACTGATACGTTCTGTAGATAGGATATTGGCCGGCAGCCAGTTCGTCTTGCCAAGTCGCCGGAATGACTTTGAGAATAGACGTGCTATTCCACGCTTGAATAGTCGTTGGAGAAATAAGCGTCGGCCCGCCGCCGGCCCTTGTCCAGCGCAGCGTTACG